ATTGGTTCAAGCGGTTACTCTGCTCAGATTGGTTCAAGCGGTTACTCTGCTAAGATTGGTTCAAGCGGTGACTATGCTCAGATTGGTTCAAGCGGTGACTATGCTCAGATTGGTTCAAGCGGTGACTATGCTAAGATTGGTTCAAGCGGTGACTATGCTAAGATTGATAGCACTGGAGAAGATTCCGTTATTATGTGCGCTGGCAATAGTTCCAGAGCCAAAGCAAAGGTAGGCTCATGGATAACGCTTGCAGAGTGGAAATGGAGCGATGAGAAAAATCATAATGTTCCAGTATGCGTTAAGACAGAGTACGTTGACGGAGAAAATGTCAAGGCTGATACTTGGTATCAACTTAAAAACGGAAAGTTTGTTGAAGTTGAGGAGTAACTAACCACCCTCTCCTTGGCAACAGGGAGAGGGTAAAAAGAAGAGAATATGGAAGTATGGATAAGAAAGAGAAATCAATCAAACTTCATCTAGATAAGGCTATTGGTTATTCAGACAAGGCTCATGACGAGTTGCAAATTGCTCTGAATATAGCTTTGGATGAAAAAGGACTTAGTGATGAAGAAAAGCGGCTTTTAAGCGTTGACTTTGCAACTGGACAAGAAGAAGCCGTAGAGCGTGTTGCTGATGGTAGTTGTAATGATGAACATACAGGTGTATGGGATAGCCCAATTAGAGACTGCCGAATATCTGAGGTATATCGCATGACAGGTGAGCAGATACGTGAATATTTTAATTTGTGACAACTATGGATAAGAAGAAAGTTAAAGAGCTGATACAAGAAGTTATCAGCAATAATGTTGATAGCTTGGAGTTTGGAAACGATAAGCATAATGCTCCTTTAAGAAAAGCGAATAGCTTATTGCATGATGCTTTGATAGAGTTAGGAAAGTCAGACTGGGTATCTGTTGAGGATGGGTTGCCTCCTTACGGAGAAGAAGTCTTTGTAACAAGCAAGATGGCTCCTGATAATGTTTTCAAAAACAGAAGAGTGGAATGCGCAACTGTCACAAAAGATAGTAATGGCTTCATTATCTTATGGAAAGGAAGAATGGCTTCTATCACTCATTGGAAACCTATTGAAAAGTTGGAGGAATAAATCGCAAGTCTTGTGAGTTGTATGAACCAAAGTAAAAAGGGGTAGTTGCCGCTACCCCGAAAAAGATTCATTCTGCTTATACTAAGAAAGAAAAGCAAGTCCCATTTTTGGGATAGATGCGCTTTCCGTTCCTAATGATGTACTTGCAGAAAACACGAACCTTGTTGTCATTTGGATTCTTTTCCATCAAAAGTCCCTCCATCGTTTATCCAGACTTCTCTATCTGGGGGAATACTGCTCACTACAAAGCAGTACAAGAAAAAAGCCCCTAAGCGGCAACTAAGGGGCTTTGTAATCTCCTTGAACAGAGGAAGAACGGCGTGTAGTGTCGCCGATGGGGGACTATGATGTCCTAGAATCCGAGTGCAAAGTTAGTCATTTATATGATAATATAAACAATAATAATGTTAATGTGTTTTAAATATGGTCTAATTTAGACTACTCTAAAATAATATATAAATTTATAGTTAAGTATGGACAGAAATCAAGCTAAAGAATTTTATCCTATTCTGCAAGCTTTTGCAGAAGGAAAGGCAATTGAGTGTAGGACAAAACCAAGTGTCGTAGAATGCTCAGATATTCCGAATGATTGGACGGAAATGAAAGAGATTGAGTTTTGGAATAATACAGAATACCGCATCAAGCCAGATAGTAAGGCGAAAGCAAAGTACCGCCCTTTTGCCAATGTAGAAGAATGTTGGACTGAGATGAAGAAGCATCAGCCGTTCGGGTGGATAAAGTCTAAGGAAGATGGAAGTCGTTCCTTAATTACTCTTATTATTAGCGAAGAAAATATAGATATAAATTGTATCGGTGGCTTTAATTCGGATAAAATTATGAAAAGATTTACCTTTGACGACGGAGCGGTCTTTGGAATTTTAGAGGAGGAATAGCTTATGTATAGACCGATTACAATGTATCAGATTGTCTGTGATAGATGCGGAGAAGTGTTTGGTGGCACAGATACTTGCTCTGCACTATTCAGTAACAAAGAAGTTGATATTGAAGACTTCTCAAACTGGAAGATGATTGATGGTAAACACTATTGTCCTGTGTGCGATGGGGTGAGGTCATTAATGGAGTGTATACCTTTAAAGAAAAAATAGTTATGGCAATATATAGAATAGTAGACATGTATCGCAAAAGTAAGGCTGTTAAAGGCATACATTACGATTCTCAGGATAATCCAATCCTTGCTTATCGTGTAGATAAGAGACATTCATTGTTATTTGGACTTATCCATTATTGGGATTATGGTGCATATAACCTTTGCCCAGACTATTTGTTTTCTTCGATTGATAAAGCAGAAGAAGCTATATTGAAGGTAGATAAAAGTAAAATAATAACAATTTTATATGAATAGCTTATGAAAATAAAAAACATAAAATTCAAGGCAAAGCAGCTCAACTCAGGAAAATGGTTTGAGGGCGATTTAGTACGTCTTGGGAATAGGGTATGTATAGGAGGAGACCATATAAAAGATGGTATAACTGACGTTGACCCTTCTACAGTCTGTATGTTCACAGGGTTGAAAGATTGTGAAGGTAAAGAGGTTTGGGAAGGAGATGTTCTTCTTAATACAAATTCTGGCAGCCAATATACTGTAATGTATTCTGATTACGGTGGTGCATTCTTTATTCGTAAGAAAGGAACAGCGAATGACGATATGTATCTGTTTGAACTCTCCGATGTAGAAAAATGTATCGCATTCCTTGAAGTTATTGGTAATAAATTCGATAAGTAGCTTATGAGAATACAAACAACATTGAATGATAAGCTCAAAAATCATAGTTCGCATCACACGCTTATCGCAGATTGGATGCATGATTGTGTAGAATGGGATGATTGTAACATTCTTATCGAAAAATTTGAACAGAAAAATAAGTAGCGTATGGAGAAACAAATAGTCTTAGATGAACAAGATATTAAAGAATTCCACGAGGATGCTGAGCATCTACGTTGGCTGTATAATAGAATGGTGAGTGAGCATGGTGAAAGCGTAAACTTTGATTACATGCACCGCTTTGCCAAGATATTCAATAAATTAAAGCAATTATAGCTTATGAACATAGAAAACATAAAGTTTAAGGCAAAAAGTCTTAATAGTGGGAAATGGATTGAAGGTGATTTGATTCGCCAAAGTAACGGAATCTATATAAGAAGGCATAAAAATCTTTCTGTAATTGTTGATGCTTCTACCGTCTGCCAATTCACAGGGCTAAAAGACTGCAAAGGCAATGAAATTTGGGAGCACGACCTAATACATTTCGTAGGGTATAAGCCTATAGGCGAAGTAATTTGGTCAGAAGAGGACTATGCTTTTATGGCAGCCAGCGAGAATGAACCTCTTTATTTGCTTCCACATGTTCTGGAAATTGGTAAGATAGAAAGAGTTGGAAATAAATTCGATAAAAAGAAGTAGCGTATGGTAAGACAAATAACAATTAGCATAGAAGAGTATAACAAACTCATTGATATGCACACGAAAAGAGAGGAACTTCCCGAAAAGATAGAAGTAAAGAAGTTCACATCAAGGTGGTGGAAATGGCTCAAAAGAGCATCGTATTCACTCTTTCACTACAACAAAAATGTTGAGCAACAGAAGCTTATCAAGCGTTGTATCAATGAAATGTCAAGTGTTTTACTCGATAATCTGTATGGTTATTGGAGGGGTGATTTGTCTGATTATCTGAAAGATAGAGGCAATTTAAAGTATTTTATGAGAGGTTACGAAAATGATGCCTATAATAGCGTAATGAAATGGTTAGATAAAAAGAAGTAGCGTATGAAGAAGATTATTTTTATAGTACTATCTATTCTTTCGCTTGTATCTTGTAGCGAGGAACAGATGAAGGAACTTAGAGAAGCACAGATAGCTCCAACTGATGAATGGTGGTATAAAGGACACCATTATTTGGTATGGGATAATTCTCGAAGTCGCAATAGTATTGTTCACGACCCAGATTGCCCTTGCCATTTAGATACATTGGGTATCTATGTGGTTGATAACAAAGATACAACTTATGTAATTAAAAAGAAATAGCGTATGGAAAATAATATGTTTGAAGATATTGTCCATGAAGGCAATATAGTTGTGATAGATAATGGTTGGATTGTGTTATGTAAGCGTTGGAGACCAGAGTGTTACAATCTCTTCTGCTATCTTTATCTTCATAAGGAAGATAAGAATTTAATGGTAGGCTCTCATTTCACAATGACCGAGGATAAAAAGAAATCTACTCGGTTGGCTACCAACGAGGAGCGTCTTATGCTTTTTGAAGAAATGTTCAAGTATGGAATTGCTTTCGATAAGCACGACCATCATTTGATTGGAAAGTTATGGTAATTGTAAGATAAAATAGTGTATGGAGAAACGAATAATTTTAGACGAACAAGATATGAATGAGTTTACAAAGATTTTCGCAAAGACAATAGAAGATGAAGCTATCAAGCAGATAGAAGTTCTATCCAATAGCGATGCTTACTCTGGTTGTGAAATAAGAATAATGCCAGATTGTCACGCAGGTAAAGGCTGTACTATTGGCACGGTGATAGAGCTGGACAAAAGAGTAGTTCCTAACACCGTAGGAGTAGATATAGGTTGCGGAATGAAAGTCGTTAGACTTGGTAAAGTTGATATTGACTTGCAGAAATTTGATGAAGCAGTCAATAAGTTGATTCCGTCTGGTTTTAATGTCAACGAGGGAGAAGTATCAGCCTACATAAACGGATTGGTTGATGGTTGTATGTTTGGCAAATTCCGTGCTTGGGATTGTCTTGATAGCATGGAAATAGTATATCGTTCTGTTGGTTCTCTTGGTGGGGGTAATCACTTTATAGAGTTAGATGCAAACGAAGAAGGAGAGAAGTTTCTTGTGATACATACAGGAAGTAGAAACCTTGGAGTTAGGGTATGCAACTATTACCAAAACCTTGCTTACGAGTATTGCCGTAAGAAAATGGCTGATAAGTCTGAGGTTATTGCCAAGTTGAAAAGCGAAGGAAGAGAAAAGGAAATACAGAGTGTTATCAAGTTGTTAGGTACTAGAACCATTAGCAAGGAACTTTCTTACTTGGAAGGTGATTTGCTCAATGACTACCTCAATGATATGCGCATAGTTCAAAAATATGCTGAACAAAACAGAATGATTATCGCCAACAGACTTGTAAATGCTTTAGGTGTAGATATTGATGCTAATTCAGATAAGTATTCTTTTACAACCATTCACAACTATATAGATACAGACAAGGGTATATTGCGAAAGGGAGCTATCAGTGCAAAAAAGGATGAGGTAGTCATTATCCCAATGAATATGCGTGATGGTTCTCTTATCTGCAAGGGAAAAGGTAACAAAGATTGGCTATGCTCTGCCCCTCATGGCGCAGGTAGATTAATGTCTCGTACACAGGCAAAGAAAGAGTTATCTATGGATTCTTACAAGAATGAAATGAATGGTATTTATTCCACATCAGTTTGTGAAGAAACCATTGATGAAGCACCTATGGCATACAAGCCAACCGAAGAGATTGTTGAGCTAATAAAACCTACGGTTAATGTGATAGATGTTATTAAACCAATTTACAACTTTAAAGCAAAATTATAATGAGCAAGGAAACATTTGACTTCTCGGAGGCTCTGAGAAGAATGAAGGAGGGAAAGAAAGTGAGACGTAAGATTTTTGCGGACGGCACATACGCATACATTGATAAGAACTATCTTGGTTCAGAGGCATTAATGTATAATAGCGTAGGAAGAGCTGCACCAGTTTTATGGTTACTTCCTGAGACTATTCTCGCAACAGACTGGGAGGAGGTGTAAGGATGGAAAAGAAAGTATTGCCCCTCACCGTCAGCAAGCAATGGTTCGATATGATTGTGGCTGGCGAAAAGAAAGAAGAATATCGGACGATTAAGGGTTACTGGACAGTTCGACTTTATGATGTTTTTGCAAAAAATCCTACGAAGTATTTGATGGATAAAAAGATAAGCGGAGATATTGATTATCTAAAACTGATGATACGTTGTAACCATTTTATCGCAAAACAATATACCCACGTTCTCTTCATCAACGGCTACCGAAAGGATAGTCCACGAATTGAGAAGGAGATAGAGAGCATTAGTATCGGCAAGCCTAAGAAAGGCTTATGCCCCGATAAATGGCTTGATACCGAGTTTTTTATCATTAAATTCAAGTGATATGAATTACATACAATGTGATGAATGTAAATATAGATTAGTCTGTAACGGAGAGCCACTTACTAGTGGAAGTACAGGAAGTTGCGACCATCGTGTTATCAGCAATACTCCTATATTTCCAAAGATTAAAACACCACCAGATGAAAGATACGCTGACATTTGGAATTGGTAAATATTCATAAATTAAGTTTAAGGGATATGAAAATAAAGAATTTACCTAAGAAGATTTATCTCAATATCTGTAGCAATGAAGATGAGGTAGATTACAATGAGCTGAACGGGGTAACGTTCAGTACAGAAAAGATTGGTGTTACTGATTGTAACACAGAAAACGTTCCTTACGTGAATGCTGCATCATTATGGCACGACCTAAAGGAAGAGAAGCCACCATTAAAAAAGTGGGTAATGTTCCGATATAGTGGAGGTGGCGTAAATCCTACTGCTCTTCACTATGGAGCGATGAGTGATGACGTATGGCTTGTCACTAGAGGAGACGGAACACAGCGTATAGAAGTTCTGTACGAGTGTTACGATAAGATTGAGTGGCTTGACTTTGATGAACTAAAATAGCGATAGCGTATGACAAACGAGGAATTTTTCTATGCTCATCTTGGTGAGCGAGTTCTTTATAAAGGTAAGGATATTGGGGCATACGTGGCAGGGTATATTGAAGATAAGTATATCATCTTAGGATTTGATGATTATACAGGCTGCATTCTGTACTTCACATCTAAGGTGTATAAAACGCTTGGTAAAACATATAACTCATACCGATTCGCAAAGTTAAAGTATTTGGAAGTAATAGAATAATAAGAAAGGGTAGGGCGAAAGCTCTACCCCTTCTTGTTATATAGAACATAATCAATAACCTTTCGATTGGCTTCATCAATCCGTTGTTGGTCTTTTCGCACATATATAGAGGTTATTCTATGGCTATTCTTATGCCCAAGGCAGTCTGCAATAATATCCATACTGATACCAATCTCATAAGCAATAGTAGCAAAGGTATGTCTTGCCCAATAAGTAGTTACTTCGGGTATTCCTATACTTTTGCAGATTTTGCTAAGACATCTATTGTTGGCTTGGTCAAAGCTTAGATAAGATGCTTTTCTATCGAATTGCTTTATCAGATGCTCTTTTCCTCTATATCGTTCAATAATCTCCATAGCCTCAGGTTCTACCTTTATATTATATAGCGTTCCCGTTTTTGAGCGGCGATAGGAGATTCTGCCGTTTTCTATTTTTTCTAATTTCGATAGGTCTTTAACATTGATACCCATTAGATAGAAGATAAGAAAGAACATATCACGATGTTTAGAGCGGATAGGTGATAACTTTGCTTCATGCAATTTTCTTAACTGCTCAACAGTTAATGAGCGTTTCCTTGTTTCTTCTGATTTAATACTATACATATTAAAAACATATTCTTTAAGGACACCTTTTTTGCGAGCATAGTTTAAGATGGTTCGGATAATCCTTAACCTCATAGCAATGGTGTTTTTGCAATTTTTTATCTTTAGAAAATCAACGAAATCATCCAACCAGTCTATATCTATATCTTCAACCCTTAATGTATCATAATCACAGAAATCTTTTATTCTGTTTTCTGCTGCGATATATATGCGTTTAGTTCCCTCACTTTCTTTCTTGGATAGAAATTCTGCCATCTGTGTTTTGAAAAGATGATTCTCGTAATCGGTTTTATCTTCTTCGTTAGACAGATAAAGTGATAGCTTCTTATTAGAGAAGTAGCGCAGTTTGCCTTCTTCTTGTAACTGCACTATCTTATCATTGAGAAGGGAAATCCTTTTCATAAGCTTCATATTGATAACTCTCTGTTCGGGTATTCCTTTCACCTTCTCATTCTTAGCATCCCATTCATCTTCTTTCAGCTCATAGCCTGTGGGAATATAAATGGCACTATCTTTCCTTGCCACTTTGAACTTCAAAGGGAATCTGCCGCTATTCAATCGCCTCCTTTTATCCAACTTAATTGAAATCTTAATCAT